GGTCGTCGCGTAGGCGGCTAGGATCGCGAGATCGGCGAAGCGTCCGGGCAAGGCGCCGAGCGCTTCGATATCGTCCGTCACCGGCGCTTCTGCTTCGATCCAGTCGCAAAGCCCGCCGAGCGTCCGGTTCGCCATAACCGCGGCGCCGATCGCGCCGGTCATGGCGTCCAAGACCTGCTCGCGGGAGAGCGTCGCGCTCTCATAGGCGGCGATCTCTAGCAGGATGCGATGCGAATAGAGGTAGGTCAGCGGCGACAGGCTGACCTCCGGTTCGCCCGGATCGCCATCCCGGATCACGACCAGCCCGCCGGGCGGGATGCGCTCGGCCTTGGCCGGATTGCGCTTCACCTCCGCGCCCGGAAGGGCGGCGGTGACAAGCGCCTTCACCGCCGCAAGGACGGTTTCGCGTTTTGAAGCCATGCGTGACCAGCCTTCAGGGTTGTGGCCAGTGCCGCGCGATCAGCGAGGGCACACGTGCGGCTTGGGCGGCCGCGGTGCTCCCGACATCGAGGCGTTTCTTCAGCGCCACCTGGGGAACCAGTATCAATACGATGACGCTCGCCTGACCGGTTTTACGCCGATTGGCGAGGCCAAGTCCGCGCTTGTTGATCTGGGCATTTTCCGCGACCAGCAGCGAAGGACGGCCGCGGCGATAGACGAACCGGAGCTTCAGGCCGGTTCGCCGCTGCCAGCCTTCCGGCGTGATCTTTTCGCGGGAGCCCCCGGAACCCCGTCCGCTCTTGCCGGCGGCTGCGGTGGGGATTGCCAGGAACAACCCGCGTGCTGAACGTATCACCACACCACGATCGAAGGCGTCGACAATCTTCGGCGCGCGCGACCAGACATAGGCCGCGGCCTCAGCGCTTTCGCCGACTTCCGGAAAAGTCTTTCCCCGCCATGTTCGTGACAGCCGTTCACCGAGCCCCGCCGCGACGACATCATCACGGAGATCCCGCTTCAGGCCTTCGGCAGCGTCACGCATGCCGGCTGTCACGGCGCGCTCTATGCCCTTCTCGGTTTCACCAAGGGTTTTGCCGAGATCGGGATGCTGGATGGCAAAGCGCAAGTATCAAGCCTTCACAGCTTCACAGGTCGACACCAGCCCGAGCGCATCACCCATTGGTTCACCGATGATCCGATAAGCCTCAGGGCCGATGAGGATCAGATCGCCTTCGGTGATCGCCGCGGCCTGCGAGCGCCGGATATCGATGCAGATGGTTGGCACCACAGCGCGGCTTTCGCCAAATTCCGCAACCCGGTCGGGTGACTTCCTTATGATGCGGACGGCAACGCCCGCGCCGGAGCCGCCCGCCTTCCACAGCGCATCTTCACCGATGTTGAGATCGGCGAAGAGCGCATCGACGGACGCTTCGAAAGCCTTGATCACGGATCATTCGCGCGGAACGAGGCATTGAGCCGGACGCGGCCGGTGGTGTTGGCAGCACCGCCCGCCACCGCCGCAGCCGCGACACCTATCAAGAGGTTGGCGGTGGCAACCGTCGTGCAGCGGCGGTTGGCGTCATCCCAATAGACCAGCGCGCCGGCCGTCCAGGCCTGCGAGCCGATCTTGGTGAGTTCGAACACGCCGGTAAGATCGAGAGCAACATCAGCCGCGAGTGCGGCGTCATTGGTGGCGACGCCGAACAGCTGGCCGACACGCGCGCCCTGGCCGGAGGTGAGCGCATAGGGCGCGGGCACGGCCAGCGTGTTGCCCGCCTGAATGAAGTTCCGCATAGTAGGGGTCTCCTTGATTTCGAATGAGGGGCGCGATCAGACGCCGGCGTTGAAGAACAGGCCGCGGAAGTCGATCGCCTTGGCGGCGAAATCGTGCCTGATCTTGAATTCGACACCATCGACCTCGAACCCGACGCGCTGATCGAGGAAAGGCTCAGACTGGCCTTCGAGGCGGCAATATTCGATGGTGTCGATGGTCGCGGGATCAGCCGCCAGCCACCAGCGCTGCGCGCCGGCTGTGTTGAAGAGGCGCGGCTCCTCGATCACTTCGAAGGCGTTGGCATAGGGGTTGACCTGGCTTGATTGGGCAGGTGTCGTCTGGGCGATGATCTTGCGCGCTTCAATCGCGCGGGTGCCTGGCGCCACCAGAATATAGCGCGGGTAGTTGTTACTGATCTGGTCTCCCGTAACGCCAGCGGGCGTCATCTCGCGCTGCTGCGTCATGAGCTCGATCGCCTGGGTGAGCGAGGCCTCGGTGATTGCCGCCGCCGTGCCCTGGTTGGTCCGGCCCGCCGCGGCCGAGAACAAGGCGACGCCATCCGCCAAGGTGGGATTGGACAGCAGCTCGTTATAGACCAGCCCGCTTTCGAGATCCGCGGCCTTCATGCCCGCCGTGCCGAGCGCCCGGTCGAAAGCGCGGAGATCGTCATTGACGATGGCCTGGCGGGTGAGCGCCACGATGCGGCCGAAGGTGGCAAGCCGATAGGTTTCCCGGCTTTCAGCGATGGTCCCATAGCTGAATTCGGCCCCTTCCATCACCGGCTGAAGGCCCGGGAAATTGCCGATCTGGGAGGGGAACATCGGCTTGAAATCCGATGTGGTAATGCCCCGCGTCCATCGGTCAAAGCTACGGGGTGCGGTCATATAGGCCTGGCGCAGGCGCTTGCCGGCGACATTGGCAAGGATCAGCGGAAAATCGCTGGTGCCATGGGGCCCCGCATTGCGAAGGGCCAGCTGCACCACTTCATTGGCGGTCAAGCCGCGGGTGCGGACGCCAGCCTGTTGCAGCGTTTCGCGGGCGATCTCGACCAGAGACATACCGCGATACTCCCGGGCGCGATCCGGCAAGGCGTTGGCCGAGGGAGCCAGCCGGTGGGCAATCGCCTCGGTAATGGCTTCGCGGCGGGTCACGGTTGCATCGAGCCCGCCAGCCGGAAAGGAGACGGCGGTATGCCCGGCGCCGCGTTCGTCCCGTTCGGCAAGCTTGTCGAGGATGACGCGGCGGGCCTCCTCAAGGACAACGCCACGGCTGACGAGATCATCGGCGAAGGCGCGATCGAGCCGGAAGCGGTCGGCGAGGCCGAAGATCGCGGCCACACGTGCGCGCTCCTCGGCGCGCACCTGATCCACATCCGGCGCAGCGGTCGGCGGGGTGGGTTCGGCACGTTCATGAGCAGCAGGCACAGGCGCCAGATCAGGCGTGGCATCACGGGATTGGACGGGTTCGTCCATGGCGGCGGTCTCCATCATTCGGGTGTTGGGATTGATCAGTTCAAAGGGGAAGATTGGCGCATCGGCTGCCGCCCGGACTTGCACGCCGGGATCAGCGCCGATTGCGACGAAGGACAGTTCATGTGGCGTCCAGCGTTCGACGAACCAGCGCTCGGGCTCACCGGCCCGCTCAGACTTTTCGACCCGCACCTTATCGATGCGATAGCCGACAGAAATGTTGCGGATGATCCCATCACTCACCAGCGCGAACAGCCGATCAGCCGCTTCGTCGACGCCCGGCTTTGGGAAGCGCAAGGCGGCGCGGCCTTCGCCTTGTTCGATCCATGCGCGTTCGACCACGCCGACGATCGCGCGGGTTGTCCCTTGCGAATGGCTATCGAGGACGGGTGCGTGCGCCTCAAGGCGCGAGAGATCAACCGCGTCGCGCGAGACCATGAGGATTTCCTCATAGTCGATTGCGGTGTCGAAGCCCGACCAGCGGCGGCGGCGCACAGAGGCACCCGTGGTCCAGACGACATCGACGGTGCGGGTATCCGCCGCAATTGCAGCAACCGGCGCAAGCCGGGTCTGCATCGGCAGCGCATGCGCCAGAGGGGCCGCGTCAGCTAAGCGCGGTTGAGCAGGGTTCATGGCATCCTCAAGTAAGATCAGTCGCCGGGTTGCGGTTGAGCATCGCCGGCGGGTGCGTTCGGATCGGGCTGTGCGGTGCCCGCCTTGGTCATCATGCGCGGATCGCTATCGAGCACGATCTTGAGCCGGTCGAGAGCCGTGTTCAGTTCGGCGATCTCGTTCAGTTGCGAGACCGGATCATAGCCCTGCCGGGCAATGGCCTGGGCCAGCGTCATGGTGCCGGAGCGCAGCATCAGGATATCGGCCTGAGCATCCTTCAGGGGATCGACGGCATCGAAGCGCGGCGGTTGCCATTCGACCTTGACCACTGGACTGGGGATCAGCCCTGCCACCCACGCGGCCTCACTGAACCAGCGCCAGACCGGTTCGCAGAAGCCCGGGATCACCAATTGCCATTGCAGCGCATCCACCATGCGCCGGAATTCGACAAGGCCGCCGCGCAGGCTCGAATAATTGACCTGCGATAAATCGCCGGTCAGCAGCTCATACGGCACGCGGTATCCGGCGGCGATGATGTGCAGTTGCGCCCGAAGCCATTCCGACACACCTGCGGTTGATGCAGGCTGGTTGAACTTGATGTCCCTGCCACCCCGCGCATAGGCGATCAGGCCAGGCTCGAATTGCTCGATGGTCCTGCCTTCAGCATCAACGACCGTCGGCGCGACGCCCTGATCGGCTTCATCCGCACCGAGCACCACGCCAACCAGGCAGGCCTCAGTTTTCTTTCGCACCAGTTCGGCATGGGTCCAATCATCAAGATCACGCAACGCCCGCATGGCCGGCGCACCCCAGGGCACGCCGCGGCTTTGCACACGCTGGCGCTCGAAGAGATGGACAATCCCATCCGCAGGCACACGCGCCGAGGTGAGGCTGCGCGACAGCGGCACGCTGGTATCGCCGGGATGATCGGGAAACAGCCAATAGGCGCGGCGGCGGCCTATGGCGTCATATTCGATGCCGCGAACAATCCGCCCGCCATCGGCAAGCGCGGCGATCTTGCTATCGTCGAGGTGATCGGCTTCGAGAAGCTGAAGCTGCAAGGGCACCGGCAGCTTGTCTTCGGCACGGCGGATGCGGCGGCGAAGGAACACGTCGCCGCCCTCGATCATCTCACGGACGGCCAGTGTTGTGAGCCCGTGGAAATCGGCGAGGCCATCGGCGTCTGCCTTTGCGGCCCAGGCTTCCCAAAGTCCGTTGATCCGGTTGTCGAGCGCATCGGTTCCGGTCGCTGCCCTTGGCCTGATCCCGGCTCCGACAATGTTGTTCACCAGCACCGCCACGGCTTTTGCCGCATGCGGATTGTTGCGGGTGAGATCCCGCATGCGGTCGCGCAGCCGTGAAGCGCCCGCGGCGATCTCGCCATCGGCAGAGCTGGAGGAGGAGCGCCAGCCGTCGGTGCGGCGCCCGGCCGCCGCGCCATCATAGGCGCGCGCCAGCTTCTCGAAGGCTTGCCGTTCCACAAGCCGCTTGCGGGCAGCACCGGGTGCCACGCTGGCGATAGCGCGGTCAATCCAGTTCGCAGACATTACCGATCGCCACGCCCAAAGCCGGCAAATCCCGCGATGGGGCGCGGCTTGCCGGAGAGGGCGGTAATCTCGGTCTCGATCGTGCGGATGCGCTTCAGGAGATCATCCGCTGAGCCATATTCGACGGACTTGCCATCATAGGTCACGCGCAGTGTTCCGCCCGCGAAGGCGCGCTTCAGCGCATCGAGTTCGGCTTGCGTCCAGGGCATCGGGTTTCCAGAAAGCTGTCAGAACCATTTGTCGCGCCGCCCCAGCCAGTCGTTGCGGCGCACGGGTGCGGCGGGCGTGTTCCGCCCGCGTTGTTCAATCGGGCGTGCTTCTTCTTCCGCCGCGACCCGGAGCTCCTCTTCGAGGGCTTCGAATTTGGCGTCGTCGAAGCGATCGATCCCGAGCAGCCAGGCGGCGGCGCGGGCATAGACGCGGCAATCGAGCGCCTCGTTGCGCTCGCGCATTTGACGCCATTCGAGTTTCGAGAAGCCGCGGCGGTCTCGCACCGTCACCAGCTGTTCCGCGACAAGCTGCTTCACCCATTCAGCGGTAACGCTTTTCGGCAGATGCACGAATCCGTCCGGAAACGGCGTATCGGCGGCGCGTTCTTCATCCGTCGGGCGGTCAAGCCGCAGGAAGCGATAGGTCTCCGATTTGAACACGGCGACCGAGACCTTCCAGAGCTTCACGCCGCGCCGGATCGTGCGGCCATGTTCGTTCACATCGACATAGGTGGGGCCATCGACAGGGGTTGACCTATCGAACCCATCCACACCCTTGATGGCCAAAGCCTGCCCGGCGCCCGCGCGCCGCACCCAGCTATAGACGGCGGCGGTGTTGCGTCCATCGCCTGAGTCGATCGCCAGCCGGGCGATCCGCATCGGAGCGCCAGTCTCGTGAACCCAGGTCTGGCCAAGCAACGCGGTAAGCCGTCCCCAGACTTCCTCGCGGGAGGTATCGCCTTCGAGCACCATGTGCTCGACGAGCGCGCTGGTGAGCTTCCGGCCCCAGGCCCAGATATCGACCTCGATGCGGTCATGCTGAACATCCGCACCGGCTGTAAGGATCAAACCACATCGGGCGACCCTTGGCGCGAAATCTTCCCGCCGGTCATAAAGGCGCTGCCAATCGGGCGCTTCGCCGCGTTCCTGCCACGTCTCGCCGAGCAGCGTGTTCTTTGCGGCCTTAAGCGCCGCATCATCGCCCTGGGCGGCTTCCCATTCGCGGGCGATATCGGCCCAGCCAAGCCAGCCCACCGGCGAATAGAGCCCGGAGATGTGAAAGCCGACGCAATGCGGATCAGCCGGCGTCGCGGTGGCGCGCCATTCACCCGCCGACAGCATCGCCGTCTTGTGGTGCTCGGCGATCGGCTGATCGCAGCCTTCGCAGTGATAGGCGGCGCTTGCCGGTTCGCCGCTGGTCCACTTGAGGCGCTCAAACTTGAGCCATTGCAGCATCCCGCAGTGCGGGCACGGCACGAAGAAGCGGCGCTGATCGCTGGCTTCGAATTCGCGTTCGATCCGCGACAGGCCCTTGATCGTCGGCGTCGAAACAAGAAACACCTTGGCGCGGTGTCCGAAGGTGCGCGTGCGGGCAATGGCAAGCGCGACCGGATCGCCTTCGCCATCCACATCACCCTCATAGGCGTCCACCTCGTCAAGGAAGACATAGCGGGCAGGCATCGACCGCAGACCGACGGCGGAATTGGCGCCGGTCAGGACGAGCTGCCCGCCCGCGAATTTCTTGGCGAGCACCGTGTTCCCGCTATCGCGCGAGCGCGACGGCAGGATCAGCGCCCGAAGTTCCGGGCTTTCGTCGATCAGCGGCTCGATGCGCTGTTGTGACAGGCGCTTGGCGAGATCGGTCGTCGGCTGCACGCCGAGGAACGGTCCCGGCGCCTGATGGATGCAATAGCCGATCCAGTTGTTCCCGGCCTCGGTCGCGCCAACCTGCGCCGCTTTCATGAACACGATCCGCCGGGCCGAACTGCCGGGCGAGAGCGCATCCATGACGCCGCGCATGTAGGGCGTCCGGTCGGTTCGATAGCGGCCCGCCTCGGACGAGGCGCGCGAGGACAGAAAGCGATAGCGATCCGCCCAGGCCGAAACGGTCAGCGCCGGATCGGGCGCAAGGCCACGGCTCCAGGCGGTGATGATCTCCGTGCGTCCGTCGAAGCCGTCATCGAAGCTCGATGCCGATTTGGCTGAGTTCTTCGAGATGGCGTCGGACATGGGCTTCGAGAACCTGCTCGCAGCGGTGAGGATCGATTTGCAGTTCGGCGGCGATCAGGGCGGCGGCGCGCGCCGGCCATTGCACCCAGGCGTCGCGTTCGCGCCTGGCGAGCGCAAAGACCGTTGAGACAGCGCGCGAGCGATCGACGAGATCGCCCTTGAGCTTGCCAAGGCGGATGCGGCGCTCCTGCGCCTTGATCACCTCGTTGGCGGTGCGCGCCTGGACGAAGGTCATGTTGCCGGCGGCGGGCGCGGGCTCGCCGCTTTCGCGCAGGGTTTCACGGACGGCTTCGACTGCCGCCATAGGCACCGGCCGAGGCGTCCCGCGCGGCGGTGGCGGCGATTTCGCCACGGGGCGAACCTGCGCGGGGTCGGAGCTCGATCCCCACGCGCGATCCGCTTTCTCGGGATTGATCGTGCCGTCGTCCTCAACAGTGATCCGGCCCGAGGCGATGGCCTTTCGAACCGCCATGTCGGAGACGCCGCGATGGCGCGCATAGGCCCTCCGCGACAGACCCATGGGCTGCGCTCCCAATCGAAAATAATGAGCGATTAGAGCGACTTAGGAGTTGCTCCGATTTGTGTGTCGAGGCTGTCTGCGACCCGTCCTAACCCACGGAGATCGCTCATGAAACGCCGCAAAGTTCATCCCGCCGACGCCGCCAACGCTGCAGTTCTCGCCCAAGCCGTTCGCTTCGACGTTGCCCTGTTCCTCGGAACCGGACGCTACGCCCGGGCGAGCGCACCGACCCTTGAAGAGGCGCGGATCGAGGC